CTAGCAACGAACGTGATATCTGAGTTACCAGATTTCTTAACCATAGGTATTTCCACGTAATTCAAAGTTATTATAAATCCAGACCAAACTACAACGCCAAGTCTGACGAATGTTCCAAGGATCTGGATTTGGGCTTCTTGGTCCTCTATTCCGTCTTTGAGTTTTCGGATGAGTCCCCTTTTTTCTTCCGTTTTTCCTTCCATTTGTTAACTTTAGCTTGTAATTGCTTCTGAACTTTCTTTTTAATAGGTTCAAATAATGATTGAGTAACAGAGGTGGTTGCCACTGCCACTACAGCTGTCGTAACAGCCGTTACCACTACCGCTGTTTCAGGTATTGGTACCTGTATATCAATAACAGGAATCTTTAAACTAGGTGGTGCGGGTTGTTCTTCTTTCGTTTCCTCCTTCTGAACGTCTTTAGGGGGCTCCAAATCACTTGGAGGTACGATCATAGGTTTATAGGCGGGAACGTCCGCTGTAGGCGGTTTAAAGTATATCTGAGGGATATCTAGTGCCTTTGGTATATTGGCACTAGGTATTTCTATCATCCTGCTTCTAATGCTGCTACTTTAGTCTCTAAAGTTTCTATTTTAGCAATTGCTTCTTTTAAAGCAGCTGTTAAAAGTGGAACTAAATGAGAATGATCTATGCTCTGTGCATCAATAGCGTTTGCATCTTTTACGTCACCCCTTTTCTTACCTGATGGTATATTATCATCCCTTTCATCTTGTGCATTATAGTAAGTAGTTTTAGTTTGATCTTTTGTACCTGAAACAGCTTGTGGTACAATAGACGATACTTCATGTGCAAAGAATCCATCCAAGGTTTTATCCTTGTCTGTTTTGAAGTTAAATTTATAAGGTTTTAATTGTTTGATTCTTGTAATACCATCTGATATAGCAACTTCATTTTCTTTTAATCTATAATCAGAAGATGTATTAAAGGATGTAGATGTACCATTAGTTTTTATATCTCCGACTTTTCCATAGGCATTACAAATACCCATTGAAAGAACTTCACCCGTACCTGTTCTAGATAGATTTAAAGCACCAGCAGCAGCAGTAGTTGAATCATAGTGAACAGTTAAACCAGCTTCTATTGTATGTCTTATTTCTTCATCTCCAACATATATTTGACCTTTGCCCATAGCATTACCTACGGATGATATCCTCATCCTTTCAGTAAGTGTTTCTGATCCATCAGTTGTTGTTTTAAATACAATCCTTCCGGGCATATCATTACTTCCCGGTGTACCATCAACAGCAGCTTGAATACTTGCAGCAGGAGATTTATAATCAGTGCCATCATCTCCATACCAAGTGATATTACCTAGTGCATCATTATCTTGAACAACAGTATTTGATCCCCATGTAGCATTTCTAGTCTTATAGAAATGGACATGACCACCAGCATTATCAGCTGAAGCTCTTCCTAGTGCTAAATTTTCTGTACCAACAATCAGTACATTTTGGTCCCAAGTATCAGCAGTAGTATCACCATTAATATTTACACCATTAGAAGTTGTCTCAAATTTCTTTGTACCATTATGGTAGAGTTCAGTTGCCCCATTGTTATGGCAAGCAAACTGCACATCTCCACCTGTATCTGTTATTTTTAGACTTACAGTACCATTATTTTTAATAATATTATCCGTACCATCATGATATAGTTGTAAATCATTACCATCTCCAAATTTTACTTTGTGTGAGTCATCCAAACTAATCTCAAATGAATTAGTATCTAGATCACCACCAAGTTGAGGGGATGTATCTGCTACAAGAGATGCTATACCACCAGCAGCTGCATCTTCAAAAGCTGGAGGTGAACCAGCTCCTGTTGAGGTTAATACTTGTCCATCACTACCCGGTCCAACAAATGCTGGGTTTCCTGATGCATCAAAAGTTATAATCTGACCATCTGTTCCTGCTTTTAATTCAGCTAAACCAATGGCATCATTGGCCATATTAGCTTCAGCTACTGTATCATCTGCTATCTTAGCTCCTGTTACAGCATCATCTTCTATTCCGAGTGTTTTTACTTGTGTTAATGCCATTTAGCTGCCTCCATATGGACTAGCTCCTAAGATAGAAGTATCCCATGTAGCTTTTAGCTCACTAGCATTGCTAGCATTAGCTATATTAGTAGCAGCGGGGGCATCTCTTAAAGCTTGTTTTTTAGATACGATTGAAGTGGTATCTGCACTTGTTTCCAAAGCTCTATTAAATTCAATATCTAATTCCTCTAGCTTTGATTTACGAGCTATACGGATTTTATCTTTATGAAGTTCCCGAGCTTTAGCGATGTCTAGACCAAATCCCATAATTTTAAGGTGTATAAGTCCAAGCATTTCGGAAGCTTCTATCTGTAGGTACATCTGATTTGTCTACAATATAAGAAGTTATACCACTAGGTACATCCTTTGCCTGTATTTGCTCAACGGTAAGACCGCAATTATCTGTTGGAGCAATGATAGAAAGACCACCATCACTCCTTGTATAAACTATTCTTTTATCAGAGTTTGCCATAATTTAATTATCAAAGATTACTAGTGAACAATTAGGATCATCAGCTAATGAACCACCACCATCTAAACATCTAAATTGGAAACCGTTTCCATCAGAGCTGCCGTAAACAATTTGAGCATGTAAAGCAGAGGTACTAACACTTGCAACAGCTGCAGCATGTTCATTTGTAATTGTAGCAGAGAAGTTTACATCAAATGTACCTGTTCCTTCGTCAGAAACTGAACTAACATTAAAACTATCTAATGCAGAACCAGAAGACATATTCAATTTAATCCAACATTTAGCAGTGTTAGCAGTTAATACTGAACCAGTTACTGTAACTCCGTTTGTAGTGGTAGCAAGCTTTTCAGCATTATCATAGTATAATTCGCAGTCCCCATTTTCATGGAACTTTGCCATAGTTTCTGAGCCATCATCATTCTCAAATTTTATGGCTGCATTAGCTCTTATAAATAATGTATTAGAATTATCTTTTATATATGAATTGCTTCCATCATGATAGATTTGAAGATCATCATTATTTCCAGCTAAGAACTTTTCACTATCTTGAACAGCAACAGTGTCGGCAGTTAATGAACCTGTACAATGAGCACCTGAACTATTTGTCTCAAATCTCTTTGTATTATCATACCAGAGTTCACATGCACCATCATCAAGAAAACGTGCAATAGTTTCTCCTTGATCACCACTTTGGAAGGTAATATTATCTGCATTGATTATTGTATTACTACCAGTATTAGTAATGTTTAGATTACCAGTACTATTTATTATGGAGCCATGAGACCCAGTGTGTTTAATATCAAGATCGTCATCAGCACCAACAAAAAGGTGCCCAGTATCAGACTGTATTTTTATATTATCACTATGTAATGAAGTACCTGTTACCTGTACCCCTGCTGAAGTGGTTTCAAATCTCTTTGTATTATCATAGTAGAGTTCAACATTCCCACCATGATTACATTCAATAGCCTTTTCCCACGCACCATCTGCATAATTTGAAATTGTAAATACACCAGATGTATCTACTTTTAATTCGTATTTATCTTCGTTATCATCTCCGTCATCAGCGTGCATTTCAATAGAACAAGCAGTGCCTTCTGGACCTAAAACTATGGCACCAGTACCAGTAGTCTTAAGCACACTTGTATTTCCATATAACAATTCACATGCATATGATCCAGATGGCCCAAGTTTTAATGGTGCATTTACAGTTTGGACAAAACTATGAGTACCATTATGTCCAATAGTCATATCATCTTGATCACCCATTTGGATATAGGCAGCATCATTAAATGTTAAATCAGATTCACTATCATCCCACTTCATATCACGACCAGCATTGGTCGCACTATCCCAAGTCATATCACCAGCTATGGCCCCAATTTTAGCTGCTGTTATTGCATCATCTGCTATCTTAGCTGTAGTAACATTAGCATCAGCAATCTTCGCTGTTGTCACAGCTCCAGATGCTATCTTAGCAGCACTAACTGTACCATCTCCCGGTGTAGGAATACTTACAGCAGAACCACATTGAATTATAAATGAAGTTGAACCACTTGGAGGTGCTGTACAGAATCTAATAGTATCAGAATCTGTTAAGTAGAAACCTTCTTCACTAGCACTATAAGAACCAGTATTAGGTTTTTGAATTACACCATTTAAACTAACAATAAGTTGATTTATATTAGTTACGCTAGCTGCACTACCACTATTAGTTGTCTCCTTAAGGTCAAAACTTGTATCACTTCCATCATATGTAGCTGCTGTGGTTGTACCAGCATCAACAGCAACAAGGAATTTAAAGTCTCCAGATGATGTAACTTCTTTCCAAGCTGAAGCTGTACCATCATACACCTTCATTTTATCAGCACTAGTATCCCATACTAAATCACCATCATCATTATTAGATGAAGGTTCACCAGCATTAATACGATACCTGCTATTAAAGTCGTTTATATCGTCAGATAATTGTTTAACATCAGATTCTGTTGCTAATATCTTATGATAATTATAAGTATGACTTGAGCCAGTTGAACTGACTTGCATACCAACACCTGCTGCTAAAGTCTCACCATAAAGGCTAGAAGGAGCACCGTTGATTGTTACGTTATCAGATCCATTACCAGCTGTTCTAGCAGTAGTAGAAACACCACTACCATTAAATACTACACCACCCGCATCAGCTATTGATATTACAACACCAGCTGATGGTTGAGTAGTTGGGAAATTATCTTCATCTGCTATAACTTCAAGACCACCAATAGGGGCAATCTGTGCAGCTACATAATCAACAACAGCACCTGATGTAGGAATGTGTGAGTCACTATCAGAGATAGTTGTTTGTTCACATCCTATCTTAGCAATGGTTACAGAGTCAGCTGCTAATTTTGCTGTAGTTACGTTTGCATCAGTAATCTTAGCAGTCGTAACAGCGTTAGAAGCTAAAGCTGTAGAATCTACAGACGCAGATGCATAATGTTCAGCATCAATAGAATCAGCTGCTAGATGTTCAGAATCTACAGCGTCATCAGCTATCTTAGCACCAGTAATAGCATCTCCAGCTATCTTTGCTGTAGTTACCTGACTGTCGGCAATATGAGCAGTATCAATACTACCATCTGTGTAATGTTCAGAATCTATAGCATCATCGGCTATCTTTGCGCCTGTTACCGCATCTGCAGCTATCTTAGCTGTAGTTACAGAACTAGATGCTAGATGAGCTGCATCGATAGAACCATCTGTATAATGTTCTGAGTCAATAGCATCGTCAGCTATCTTTGCTCCAGTAATTGCATCAGCAGCTATCTTTGCAGTAGTTACATTTAGATCTGCTATATGCTCAGTATCAATAGATCCTGCTGCATAATGTTCAGAATTGACAACATCGTCAGCTATTTTAGCTGCAGTAATTGCGTCAGCTGCTATTTTGGCTGTAGTAATTTGACTATCAGCAATATGTGCTGTATCAATACTCCCATCTGTATAGTGCTCAGAATTTATCGCATCGTCTGCTATCTTAGCTCCAGTCACAGCATCAGCTGCTATCTTACCAGTTGTAACTGCACTACTAGATATATGACTTGTATCTATACTACCATCTACTAACTCAGAAGAATCAACAGAATTAGCTGCCAACATTGTGGCTGTAACTGTTGCTGTATCTCCAGTCGTTACTACCGTACCTGTAACGTTAGGTAAGGTAATTGTACGATCAGCAGTAGGATCAGTAACCGTAAGAGTGGTCTCATATCCATCATCTGTTGCACCTTCAAATATAATCGTCTGGTCCTCACCCATGGTCAGGTCACCTGTCATGGTACCACCACGAGAAGAAAGCTTCTGCTCGTCGTACTCCATAGCCTTCCGCATTAACTGCAGTTGGTTATTATTTAAGTCTTCTGAAGTAATAGATGAACCCGGTGCATAGGTTGCTCTTGGTGTAGGAGCTCCCATATCAGTTACAGGTTGAATGACAACTGTACCACTAGATAAATCTGCTCCACCAATATGAATTGTTTTTGCTGTTGCGTCTACTGTATATTCTCTAGGTGAGGCGGATTCATTAATCGTAGAAGCTGTATAAGTTAAAGCTATATTATCTAACTCTACTTCAACTTCTGTCGCTTTGAATACATTAAAACTCCCAGAGTAGCTAAATGTATTTGCAGTTCCCGTATTTTGGGAATATGTTTTTGTTACTTTTGTATGTGCCATTTAGTTTACTTTGGGTATTGCCTTATATTAGTTGTATTTTGAAGACTTATGTTATTGTTTCTAACTAAGGATGCACTTTCTTCTTTTAATCGTATAACTTCTGGATGATGCCTTAATCTTGCCCAAGCTCTTTCTTTAGCCCTATTGAATATAGCTTTTATAAGAATATTATGTCTATAAGCTTTCATTGGGTCTAAAGAGAAATTACCTAATCTCTTATCGTTTTGCATTGCAAGCATAGATGCTTGTACATCTGATCTCATTGCTAATCGATTTAAATCTTCTTCTAAATTAAATTTACCTATTTCATTTTGTAAGAGAGATCTTAATTTAGGATATTTTCTTAGATTTGTACCATCGGGGGCACTATAAGCAAATATTCTTAAATCATATCCACTATTAAATAATAAATCTCTACCCGGACCTTTATTAAAAGTTAATTGTAAAGGACTTACTGCATTAAAAGCTCTTTGCATAAAGTTTTGATTATTAACTGGTTTACCGTTAAGCATATCATACTTTATAGGTAGAGTTCCTCTAAGAATAGGATTACGATTAGCTATGTGATCCCAGAAACTTGAACCTAATTCCCTCATAGATGGATTCAGAAACTTAGCCATTTCATTTCTCATTGAAGCTAATGGTAATTGATTATTAACTAAATTAGCTGCAGTCCTATTTAACTTATAACCTCCACCTTCTCCACTAACTAAGTCCATTAATTGACTTAATCCTTGTAAGTATGTTTTACTTGTTATACCTTTACCTAAAGCTGTTGCTACAAGTTGGAATCTTTGTTCTGCCCATTTTGGTCCCATTAATTCTAAATTATCACCTACATCAGCAATATTAGCAAAAATTAAATTAAATGGTTCTAATGAGTCATATGAGACCCAAGCATTACCTATCTTTATACTACGTGGTTGCCAACCAGAATCTATCCAAAGTTTCTTCATGGATGCATCTGCAGGGCCGTTTCCTGTTATACCACCTGCTAAATACTTTTGAGCTACACCATATACTACAAGAGATCCTATAGCTTGTCTACCTATAATTAAACTTTTAGCTGCAGCTAAATCTGATGCTGTTTCAATACCATATTTTAATAGATGTCCTGCTTTAACTACTTCATCTGTAGCACCTAGTATTGCTCTAGACTCATTAACTATAGCACCTACGACTGGTAGGTTCTTAACTGATAATCTAAGTCCATTAATACCAGTTCTAGCAAATAAAAAGAATGGTTTAGTTAAAGGGTACTTACTCATTAAATTATTTAGACCTTCTGTAAATCCTCCTAATTCTGTAGTTAAAGTTACTTCTTTAAAGTTCTTTTCTAAGAAACTATCTTTAGTAATATCTAATACACCATCTTCATTATGTAAACGAGCAAATTCTATATCTTCTATTTCTCTTAATTTTGTAGCATCTATAGATACATCATCCCCATACTTAGCCATTACTTGCTCAATAGCCCGTTTTCTAGACCTTGCTTTAGATAATAACCATCTAAACGTATCATCAGTTGCACCTAATACTCTAGAAGACCATGTAAATAACTTTTGATTATTAGCTTGTCTTGCAGCATTAGCTATATAGAAAGCAGCTTTATCTCCATCAGTACCATGTTTTTCAGCCCATCTACCCATTATTTCAAAATTAATATCAGATTTGGTATAATCGGTATAACGAGTTTTCAGATTAGCTAAATCTCCAGTAAAGTTAGCTTTAAGATTAGCTTTAAATATTTTAAATGCATCTGGTATTAATTGTAACATAGCATTTGTTGAAGCCATGGATGATCTCATAGCTGCTATATCTCCTGTAAAAGGAGCACGTAATGTAGACCCAAATAATGTAGATACTTCATTTAGATAAGCATTAGAAGTTGTACCTAGAATAGCCCGTAATGGTGTTTTAGGACTACTTAAGATACTATTTACCATCATTGCACCTAACTCTTTACCTAATACACCATGTCTTGCTTTATTACCAAAATCACCACCTCTTAATTTTGTACGCATCCATTGATCAAAATCTTTAAAATTTTTAATCTTATCAGACATGGAGAATACTTCTAAGATACCTTGAGCTAATTCATCTGAATCACTATCTCTTAAGAATTGCATCATTAATCTGACGCCATCTATAGTTTCATCATGAAGTTCAGTAGTACGTTGAGTTAAAGCAGTTGCAGCTTGGTTACCACTTAATCTCCTGTACTCGTCAGATAATAAATATCTAGCTCTTTTTACATTAGCTAATCCAAAAGATAACTTCTCTGCTATAGCCTTCATTGGTGCATCTGTACCGAAAATATCAGTTACTTGACTCATATCACGAGATACATTACTTATATCTCTTATTTCTTTAAATAAAGCTTGATTTACAAGGTCAGTAGCTACTATATTTTCCATCAAATTTTCAGGATTAGTATCCATATTTTTTAATATGGTATCCCAAAATTGCTCACTAGTTAATTTTTCTATATCACCGCCTAATGTTTCATGGAATCTACGGAAAGCTGGTTGAAATACTTGTGAAAATGTTTGACCTGATCTTTCAGCATCTTTCATCAAACCTTGTACATATGGATCACCCATTAATTGCTTAGCTATATCTTTAATAAATTCAGGTCCATATAAAGATGAGTTAGTAGCAAGTTCAGCTTGTAATGGTGACATTATAGAATCAACTGATCCATAACCAAGTTCTACTATATCATCTAATTGCTTTAAAATCTTACCAACTGAATTACCGGAAATAATATTACCTTGTGCAATTCCAGCAACTAATCTATTTTTTGCAGCTCTAAATCTTGGTCCCGGATCTATTCCCGGAGCTCTAACTAAAGCAGCATCAGCCTCAAGTTGATTTCTACCCCATGCTATATCTTTTCTATGATAATCTTCAAAAATTCTACCAAGTTCTGTTTCATCTAATTTATTTAACCCTTCATCTAAACTTCTAATAGCAGCACCACGTTTACCGCCTGTTGCGGCTGAACCTACCATAGCGAAAAGCTTAGTAAACAATCCTGCTAAACCAGCTGCTTCTAATGTATTCTTCAGCTGTTTTACCGCTGGATGATCGTTTTCTCCTACAGCAATTAAATCTAATGCCTGTTGAAATGTAGGATTATCTTTAAATAAAGGTGCTTCTTTAATTAAATTTAATGCATTTTCATCCATTCTATAAGGAGAAGCTTGCATATAAATAGCTTCACCCATCATGATTTTCTGTGTATTATTTAAACCAGAAATCCATCTACCTAATGCACCTAATTTCTTTATCTTTCCTAATTTACTTAATAAACCTGTAGCACCAGCACCACCTACAGCAAAAGAACCTATAACTTTACCTGCATCTCCAAACTTAGTACCAGTCCAAGGTTCATCTATTCCTAAAGAAGATAGAGGATCCCAAGATAATTCAAAGTTCTCACTGAAAGGATTCTGACCAGTAAGTATTCTTCCTGTAGTTTCAGGTAAGGTTAATACACCATCAACTAATTGATATGCAGCACCTTGTATTGTATTACGCAGTTCAACTAAGTTAGTTTCTGCATCTGCTGTTCCTGATCCTGAAGTGAATAGATGCTTTCGATTTCTATGTAATTCTGCTCTATCATCAGCAACACCAAAATCTGCTAAGTGTCCTCCTACAACACCAGTTAGATTTGTTAAAGCTTGTTTCCAAGACCACTTTGCTGTATCACCATAGATAAGTTCATAATTAGGATGTGATGGATCATTCTCTCCTACTTCGTAAGGTATATGAGATTTTAATATATCAGCAGATTCAGATGAATGTATTGATTTATGCTGCTTTCCTGTTTGGTATGGTTGTATCTGTTGTGCAGCATCAACTAATGGTAATGATTGGGCTTCTTTCTTTTTCTGTTCTAAATACCAATCATTAAATAATTTGCTTTCAGATTCAATAGCACCTGTTTGTTGATTTATAATCTCAGGATCTAGTGTACCAGCTTTTTGCTCTTCTGCAAGTTGGTTCCTTCTATATTCCCAATAAGGCTCCATTAACTTATATGATTCAGTTAATGCATTATTTTCTGATATATCCATCGATTAAACTGTTTGTAATTTTGCATTGTATAACTCCATTGCATAATCTTGTAATGATGGAGATAATACAGGAGATCCCGGAATATTCCAGAATGATTGTAAAAAAGTCTCAGATCCCGGTGCAGCTAATTTCCATTTAACATAGCCTCTTTCATCTACGTGTTTATATACAGTAATCGGGCCTCGATAGTATCGACCATCTTCGGTATGTATATTAACTACTTTTGAGTCAGGTAGAGCATTAGCTCTTTTAAGCCGTGCGTCTAAATGTTTCTGTCTGTTAATAGCAGATATTCTTGCCCTACCTGATTGAGGTTTAACTTTCGTTTCTGGGAATAATCTTGCATGAATATCTTTATATTCATATGTATCTGTTTCAGGATTAAAATAACCTGTGTAAGTGGTTTTAGATCTTCCTCCAGTAGTAATTTTTTTAGTCCATGGTCTATAGCTTTCTTTCTTTTCTTTCCAATTTCTCAAAGCTTCGTTATAAGCTTCTATATTATACTTAGCTACATCCATAGATAGTGGTCCTGAGTAACCATACCCATATGTTTCAAAATTAATTTCATCACCGGGTTGAATTGGAAAATCTTCTTTTTTTGGTTTAGGACCGACTGGCTCATCATGGAAACCTTTATAAATATAGATATCATTTAATCTATCTGCTTCTTCCACAACTTGCTGTTCTTCGCTTAAATCTTCAGTTCCGTATCCATACTTTTCTAACCAACCTTCGAGATTATTACCCATATAATTAGGGTTATCTTCTATAGGTGGGTGTATAGGATTACCATCTTTATCAAACTCTAAATTTGTATCCCAAGTAGGTGCTGTACAGAATTTCTTACCATCTAATGCAATAATCTTAGCTTGTTGTATATCAGTAGAATTTGTTTTATATCCAATTAATCTATTAAATCCAGCTAGTTGTTCAGTTATCTTCATAGCTTCATTAACAGCACTTGTAGTTGGTAATGTCATACCTACTTGTGCTAATTGCCAATTTGCTAGATCTTCAGCTGTATGGTAAGGCATATGAGCAGCTATGTAATTATATATTTGAGGAATACCACCTTCTCCATTTTTTGCATATTTAACTAATTTCTTAAATTCTGCTGATTCTGGCCCATAACCCCATATCCAAAGCCTTTGATTTGTTAAAGGTTCTGAAGTATTCATATTATGCGTAACTAATCTCTTCGCTAAATATTGACCTATATCGGTTATTCGATTTATATCTACTGGCTCATAATTTATATTATATTGTAAATCATTAATTATATCACTACCTTTTCTTCTTTTACCATCTTTTAATACCCCATCTATTCCTAAATTCCATTTAACTTCATTCATTGCATAATCAAATGCTTTATTAGCAGTCATAGTTCCACTCTTATCAAGCCATGCCTCATCCCATGCTGGCTTGAAATATTGATTATAAGCCCTAGTAGATATATGATTTATAAGATCTTTATTACCGTGATCAAGTTTATTATTCTCTAAAGCAGTTTTTACTAAGTCTGGTATACTGTATTGAGTTCCGGCCTGACCATTTGGCGTAACTGTTCTAACCTGTAAAGCATTTTTTGTAATTAAACCTTGATTTGGACCCCAGTTTTTATGCCTACTTAAAGTTTGTAAAGTTTCTAGACTTGCGCCATGTGTATCCTGTGGTCTCAAAGGAATCTCGTTATCCAACTTGGCAGTAGCATTTGCTATTATTTCATCTTGATCTACATAAACTAAATCATTATATAAATCATTAATCCATGGAGCAAAAGTGCCTTTAGATGTATCCCACTCTCCACCTTCGGATATCCATTTTGCTTGAACATTTAAAAGGGCTCGATTTACAATCTCTTGTCTTTCTTTAAATGACTTATTACCAAGATCGTTATCTACATATAATTCCTGATATAAGGGACCACCTTCCATTAAATCTATTTTTGTATCTCTTTCAAATTTATCTGCTTTTGCATCTGACAATTCGTTAGCAGCAGAATTTAACTGTTGTTTTTCATATGCAGCCTTTCTGAGAATATTGTTATATCTTGCCTCATGACTTTCGAATGCATTCTTCCCTTTCATAGTAGGGCTAGGAGACTTCTCAAAAGCATCTTTTAATTCAGTAGCATTTATATCACCATTTACTAACATACTTGCTAGTAACTTTTCAGCTGCTTCCCATGCTTGTAGTGGGCCTCTTATAGTTTTCCCATCATCTGTAACTAAACCTTTTAATCCTGTTATTAGTTTACTTATATCACGATCACTTTTAAAGTTCTCCATGAACATTATTTCTTGAGCATGAGAAGAAGATATATTATAACCTTTACGATACTTAGCCATTATAGTATTCTTAGCTTTACTATGAGCACCAAATTCTATTTGACCAGTTTTGGGATTTACAAAATCATTAATACCTTCTAATTCTAATAACTCATCACTAAAACCATTAATACCATTTTCTTCTATTAAATCATTTAATATTCTATCAACAAAAGCTTCTTTAATAATTGGTGGCACAAGAGGGTCATTATGTAAACCTGCAGCTGTGAATTTTTTACCGGGCAGCTCATTAAGAGTATACTCAGTATTATCTTTAGCCATCTTATAGTTTAACTTATCACCTACACTTTCTTTCCATAATCCTAGTTTTCTTCTAGCATACGCAGTCTGAGCATGTGGAGATAATTTAGCAAATCTATCAGCGTCTTCATATAGATACCCATTAAGGAGCATATCATACTTAACGTTTAGATGAGCTGTATCAGTGTCACTGATTTCTTGTAAACGCTTTTCTAATCTTGCGACTCTTTCTGCTCTATCTAATTTTTCAGCTTCAATACCTTTTTCTTCTTGTTTGGTTATATATTCTCCATATTTAAATGGAATTATACCACCTTCACCAGATACTATATCAGGAGAACCGAATTGCTTACCAACTAATAAATCAGTAGATGCCTCTATATTTTGAATAGCTTCTTTTTCTTGCTTTTCAATGAAATTGATTCTGTCAGCAGTATTCTTTTGTCTGGTTCTTAAGTTAAGTTTTTGACGTCTTCTAAGACGTTCGATATTTTCTTTGTAAGTCATTAATCAGTGCTCCATGCTTGGCCCCAATCGGTAGTTCCGTCTGGTAGTGTAGGTATAGCTGAATGACCAGCATCATCAATACCAATACCTAATTCTAGATCTGAAAATCCTGACTGTTCCATACCTGTTGGTTTTGCTGCTGTCATTTTATGGAAACCATAAGAAGATAAAGCTGTACCAGCTAATCCTAATATTAATGATGCACTAGATGGTTTAGCTTCTAATTCTGGTGGTACAGGTGTATGACCATGTACTGGTGGGAATCTTACTTTTTCATATAACTGATCTATCTTACTCATAGAATCAAGTCGAGTACCTTCTTTCTTAAGATACGCTTCTTCTTGTTTAAGTAATAAGCCATTAAGTTCTTTAGCTACTTCATAGCCCTTTTCTTTAGCACTTTTACCAGCTCGTCTAGCTGCAGTAGCTCCAGTTTGGGTACCTGCATATTCATTTTCATACATTTTAATAATAGCATCTTGCATTTTAAATGAACTTGAAGCAAACATTTGGTCAAGTTGTTGATCTACTTGATTCCATTGTTGTACCATAGCTTTAAAGACACCTTCTTGTTCTACTTCAGCAGCTACTGTATCATTAAAATACTGAGCATTATCAAGTTTAACTTCATTTAGATAATCTTGATTATCATATTCAAATTGCTTGAGCCTAGTTCTGTTTCGAGCTTGGACTCCTCTTGTTTTTTCTCCATGAGCTGCTACTTGACCTGCGCCTTGTAGTACGCCCATGCCGATTGATACTGGATCGCACACGGCAAAATTCTATAAAGGTTAATTTGTTGGGACCATGTTTAAGTTCTCGTAAGAATTTAAATCCCAGAAACTTTAGAAGTTTTAGATGAGCGGTATTCCGTTTATCTACTATATTCCAAAGGAGTTCTTCTTGTCTACTTTCTATAAATCGTTTGGCTTCACGAGCAAAAGTAAGTGGGTATTCATGGATTGCGTTAGTACATAACATCCATACTTTACCGTCTTCTTGGACTCCTGCCATACCAGCAGTCTTGCCGTTAGGCACTTCAAACCAAACTGTGTCACCATAGAAAGCAGCTAAAGGAAGATGAAGAAGTGGAAAGTGACCATGACCTTCGTATACTTCTCTATAATCATCCTCTCGAAGATTAGAGGCTACTTCAATAGCAGCCTCCATTGTAATTGGGTGAATAAAATCAGACACGTTGGTAGTATCTTGGTGAGTAATCCCCCTCCCAGTTCATTGAATGAAGAGTAGAAGGTGATGGGTGATTAGATTTTAAAAGAACAGTTGTATTTATATTTCTATCATATACTGGGATAGTATGTACATATCCATCGGCAATAGTTGATGTACTTGCATTAACATTATCCCATTCTTTTGATTCAACAGTATAAGTATAATCAGCTCTTCCTTTACGTTTTAATGTAACATCTATAACTCCAACATCTCCAAAGTCAAAGTTCATTCTATGTAATACTAAAGATCCTCTAGTTTCAGATCTGGATTTATCACCTTCAGTTCTAGTTAAATAGATTTTAGGAAGTTCAATTTCAAACTCGTATTCATATCCAATGATAAGATCAGTATTAACTGAAGTAGTAGATGATCCAGCTTCTGTAGAAGTTTTCCAATTTCCCGGTAATGTTACCGTTTCATTAGGTGCTGTACCAGTAATCTTAGCTGCTGGTATATCATAACTCTTACCACGTGCATCACTATCTGTAGTACAATAAGCTGTTAAAGTTCTAGAACTATAATACCCTGAACCTAATGTAAATGTTGTAACATCAGTTTGGGCATTATAAGTCATATCACCTGATGCAATAGTTTTCTTAGTATCTAAATGTACTCTATTAACTTCAGGATCATCTCCTATTAAATCTGTGTCAGCTTTTAATTTTATGTCAAATTTTTCTAGTGTATATGTAGAGCCTGTATTTAATACAACATAATATACATCATCTAATATAGCATGGAAAATAACATTATTAGGCATTGTCCACCTAAACCATGCATTTTGAATTCGTTTATTAGCTTGTATATAATACTTATATCCCCATACTTCATTTGTAGCAGTATGTAAATTACTATCTACAGCAAATAAAAGTAAATCATTTTCATTTGATTCGGTTACTAAAGTAGTATTTGTTGGAAATAAATCAGCTATAACTTTACTCTGTTCTTCTACTTGTGGTTCTTCTCTTGTACTTATACCACCCATTTCATAGAAACGTGCATTCTTTGCGGTACTATTTAACCAACCTATAGTAGTACCTAATGATACTGGTTCTGTATCTTGGTTAAATGCATAAGAAGACAAATAGGTAATTTTAGCAGTTTCAGGAGTAAGTAAAGCTTCAGCACCAGAACTTAAAAGAAATTGTTCACTAGCACTAAAAATAACTAGACCTGTAGTTGTATCAACTGCATCATATAATTTAGTTGGATAGGTAGAGCTTGATTGTAAATCGATTGGATCTGCATTGGATATAGCCATAGCAGTTTTCACCCAAAAGTTATAGAAATCATTAACTCTAGAAAGGATTACATTTTCATTACTAAGTAATGCTATTCTATTTCTAAAGAATAACATTTTTTGTATAGGATTACCTACAAAAGAAGGTTTAGAGTTAGTAATATCATCACCTACATCACGTTTACCCCAATCTGGATAATCAAATTTAAAGACACCATTTGTATAGTTTCGTGATGAACCACCATTAATAGCATATGTCCCCGGAAGCACCCTAGTGAGCTTCAGAGGCATTGTATCTTTATCTATCTCTATTTCTATACCCGGTTCACATACCTCTTCCCATACGCCCTCTCCGAAGCGAGTTGGAGTGTATGAACAGGTTTCACCTGCAGAGATTGTACCTGATGATGTGTTAGAGGCTAAATCAAATGTATTAGTTTGTGAGTTTGATACTGTATAAAAACCATCTCCACCACCACCACTTGTAAATTCTATAATAACTGTATCACCATTGCTTAAACCGTGGGCTGCATCTGTCACTGTTACTGTAGTACCAGATCTGGAGTATGTTGCTGCTTTAGATATGTCTGCACTAATACCTTCAGCTTGGAACCGAAGATAGTAATCATCCATATCTTCACCACTGTTAACAATACGAACATTATAACCATGACGACATGTACGTGGTAAATCTGCTATATTATTAGCCTCACTAGTTATAACATTCATTAAAGATTTTTCTGGTGATGTAACACCGAATGGAGTAGATCTATATAAATGTAAACCATTTCCTACAATCGTTGCTGTTATACCTGTACCACTAATTGCATCTAAAGATGTTTTTAAATCACCTAGTATACCTCCTGCTGACACATGCTCCTCATTGTTTGAGGATGTAGGCTGTGGTCTAACCATTGCTATATTAGCTCTAGATATAACATTTACATGGCTTTTAATAGTAACAGTAGTTGTTATACCTTTTTGTGAAGTATATGAATGGGTATCGTTTGTTGTCCATCCTTCTCCACCAAATTGTAACTTAGCATATGGTTGATAGGAATCGTGGTAGTTATCATTATCATCATCATTAGTAGGTTGAGGAGTACATCTTGTATCCATCTCATACCTAAGGTTACTCTTACCACCTGAGCTTGCGTTAGGAGGTGAAGTAGAACCGATAGCTGTTCCTGTACTTACATTAACAGTTTCTCTACCCATACCTTGGCAATCGCCATTACTTGATCCACTATAACTTATAGATTCATCAACTACTATACCAGTAGCTCTACTATAACTAAAGGTGGTATTATTACTAGGATCGTAAATATCTAATGCATATTGTTTACCATAAGCTATACTATCAAGTTCAATATAAGCTTCATTAACTCTTGGTGGTGATAAAAAGTTAACTCCTGTTTTCATTGCTGTGTTCTTACGCCTATTACAGAAAAAAGTAGTTTCATTAATAGTCATAACCTGTATATCAGAAGATTTTTCATCTGATAATGCAGAATTATCTAAGTAAGTAGCTGCATTTGTTCCAGTAACACTTGCATAATCAACGGGTATCGAAGCACCATCACTACATCTCCAGACATTAACGACGCCAGCATTTGAAACTTGTCCAATATATTGCTCTTCATCTGTTGTGTATATAGTGAACCATTTAGTGTGTGACCCTGTATTAACAGCATATGTTTTACTATCTCCATATGGATTACTAGTTGTTGTAATATCTTTTACTAAAGAACTACCCGGTCTTTTTTGTAGTTGACTAACAACATCAGGTACACCATTTACTAAATCAACTAATTGTCCTGAAGCTTTACGCTCATCTGGTAACGTTGAAATACCTAGAACATAGTTGTTTATTTTTTGTGTTACACTTGCCATTATCTTCTAAGCATTTGATAAGGTTTAAATGATTGATAAGCTGATTCATCAGGCCATCCCATAAAGTTATGGTCACCTTGATTACACTCGTATTCCATACATGCTGCTCTAGCTTGAGCTTCATATGTTGCTAACATTTTTTGCAGTTGAGCATTAGATACTAACTGTACGGCTGCTCTACCTGATGCTTTATAGATTATATACCTTTGGAATACAGTAGGTATATCTTCAAATAGTAATAACCTAACTTTGTTTACATAGAAGTATTCATCATCAGGGAATTCAAATGTATGGTTTACTCTATCATATAATTTCCAGATACCATCAGAATCTTTACGTCGTACAAAGTCACGAGTACGATCCCATTCATCTTCATTATCTATACGGATAACGTCAGATTCTATAATGATTTTATTATCACTAGAGTTAACATTCTCTTTTATATGGTATTCTAAATTAAATGTCCATCCTTCATTCTGTACATCTTGGTTTGATTCTTTGAGTATATTATATATAAATGATATTTCTGGGTTAGCGAAATCAATACCAGATATAGGGGACTGACCGATGCTACCAAGAATTGCATTCACAGCGGATAGTTCGGTATCGATGGTTACAGTCGTGGTAGTCATAGGTATAAATATTTGTAAATAAAAAAAAAGGGAGGTACGGATACCCCCCTTTATCAATTAAGTATATTGTCCAGCAACTACAGCGCAGGTATCAGTTACACCTGATGAACCTACGGTTGCATATGCTAGTCTTAAGTTTTTAGTTGTGGAAGCAACAGCTGATGCGTTGCCTGATCCACTTGTATCAGATGGAGAGATACGTGTTTCAGTTCCTGCACCGCAAGAACCGTATTCTCCAACTGCTGAAGGAGCTGCCATAGTATTTTATTAGTTAAGAAACTGTTCCTATGTTAGCAGGACTTAAATGCTTCCTTCCATACTCCAGAGGAGTAGGAGGATTTTTAGTGACTGATTTATCAACCTGTCCGATTCCACTTAAGGAAGCACCATTCCCTTTAACTCTAGTAATAGTTGTAGATGTTCCGGGATTAAGTGACATAATTAGCTACGTGCGGAGGTTAGTTCAATAGCACCTGCTGGGTTAAGAGTTCCTACACCCATTGCTAAACGTCCAACAAGTACATCACCCTGATAAAGGACTGATACGTCCCCTCCGGTTACTTGTACTTGAGGGCCAATGGCCTCGACGATTCCAGCTGCGTCACGCTGATAGATTAGTCCACAGTGAGTAGAGAAGTCTCCATTGTAAGAGTTGTTCTCTCCAGATACTGAGTTAACTGTACCAGCTAAGAATGGTAGGTTGTTAGAACGCTTGATTTGGATTCCAGCAATTTCTACAAGACCTTCACCAGAGTTTAGGTTACCTTGTGAGTTACCATAGTCTCTGTTGAGGATGTTAGAAGACACCTGAGATACAAGAGCATAGTATTGACG